CCCAAACGCATTTTTTGGCAAAAGTTTGTCGAAAAATGATTATTCAACGGCATGGAACTTGACAGTAAGCGTCAACTAAGGGTAGGATTTAGGTGTAACTACGAATCTGGAAAATCTTTTTGTCATGCCGAAAAGACCACTTGTACACCGACCTCGTATCGGGGCGCCCCATGTCCAGCCGTCTACCCATCGCCTCAATTCTTACCAGAGGGGGTATGACCGTACACGGTGGGAGATGTTCAGGAAGGCGTGGCTGAGAGATCATCCGTTGTGTGTGCATTGTGAACGGGAAGGGTTGCTGATTGCGGCAACGCAGGTTGACCATGTGATACCGCACAGGGGAGATGAAGTGTTGTTCTGGAGTGATACGAACGTCCAGGGGTTGTGCGCGTACCATCACGGGGTCAAGTCTGCTGGGGAGAGGCTGGGGTGAGTCATGGTAATGGGCAGGCCAAGGAAGCCGACACGCATCAAGGTAGTTGAGGGTACGGCCAGAGACGACCGGATGAACTTTCGTGAGCCGATGCCGAAGCGTGGCATCCCCAACTGCCCGTCGTTCTTGAGCAAGGCCGCGAAGAAGAAATGGAAAGAGATAGTTCCCGAACTGGACCGGCTTGGCGTCATCACGTTGATTGATGGGGATGCTCTGGCCTGCTACTGCGAAGCGTGGGGGGAGTTCGAGGCGACGACGAAGATCATCGCCAAGAACGGTCGGTTCACCAGCAACGCAGCAGGTACGCGAATATCACACCCTGCGGTTGCGCAACAGCGATCCGCGTGGGAAGCGATCAAGAAGTTCTCTTGCATGTACGGGCTGGACCCGTCAAGCCGATCGAAGATTCAGGCGGCCCCGGTGGACAACGCCGACCCGTTCGAGCAGTTCCTTGAGAACAAGGGGGAGACGGGCTAGTGGCCACGGCATCACTTCCCGACCCTGTGACGCAATACGCCCGCGACGTGGTAGGGGGCACCATCGTCGCGGGCCGGTTAGTTCGTCTGGCCTGCGCCCGCCATCTTCACGACCTGGAACACGGGCACAAGCGCGGGCTGAAATGGGATTTGAAGGCAGTTCATCACGTCTTGAAGTTTTTCTCTTTCTTGCGGTTCTCGGACGGGGCATTCGAGGGCAAGCCTTTTATTCCGCAGCCCTTTCAGGCGTTCATCATCGGCAGCATTTTTGGCTGGAAGAATGCGGACGGGTACAGGCGATACAGGACCGGCTACGTCGAGCGCGGGAAAGGGTCTGGAAAGACCCCGGAAGCAGCAGCGATAGGCTTGTATTGCATGATCGCCGATGGTGAGGGGAGCGCGGAATGCTTCAGTGCTGCGACTGCACAGCATCAGGCGGCTATTTGCTTCCGTGACGCCAAGTTGTTTGCCCAGAACTCGCCGTCCTTGTCGAACCGAATCACGATCGGGCAGGCCAACCTTGGCTATGAAGCGAAGAACTCTTTCTTTCGTCCGGTGTCGGCTGAACATCGCGGCCTGGATGGCAAGCGCCCCCATTGTGCGATTGTCGATGAGTTGCATGAGCATCCCAACGACCTCGTGGTAGAGAAGATGCGAGCAGGGACCAAGGGGCGTCGTCAGGCGATTCAGTACGAAATCACCAACAGCGGGCACGACCGAACCTCTGTTTGCTGGGCGCACCGCGAGTACAGCGTCAAGATCCTTGAAGGCTTCGATCAGGACGACGGGGCAAAGGATGACGCATGGTTCGCCTACGTTTGTCAACTCGACGCTTGCGAAGTCTGCCGGAACGAAGGTAAGACGATGCCGACGGACGGGTGTTCCGAGTGCGACCAGTGGGACGACGAGAAGGTTTGGATCAAGGCCAACCCCGGTCTTGGAACGATCCTTCCCATCGAGTATCTTCGCGGGCAGGTCCGCGAAGCGAAGGGCATGCCGTCGAAAGAGAACCTCGTCAAGCGGCTCAACTTCTGCTGCTGGTGCGTGACGCCAAACACCCTGATAACGATGGCCAACGGGGGCAGGAAACGAGCAGACCAGTTGCAAATTGGTGACAGAATCATCGCGTTTGATGAGGCAATTGGGTCGCTCGTTATCACAACAGTCAAAGCGGTTGCCGACAACGGTGTTCAGTCTGTCTTTAAGATCACAACTGCTCGCGGAAGAGTAATCACTGTAACAGGCAATCACCGATTTTGGAGTCGATACGGCAGGACGGATAACCCCAAATACGGATGGGTTGAAGCTGAAAAACTTCAACCTGGCTCTCGAGTTGCCGTTGCTCTCGGAGGGGCAGAGACAGAGTCACAATCCGCAATGGATCGTAGCGAAGCCTATTTACTTGGAGCGATGGCTGGAGACGGAACTTGCCGCCTCAAGAATCTTCGTTTCACAAACAGGGAACCTGCTCTTGTCGCGGCTTGTAACGAAATTATGAAACCGCACGGTTGTGAATTTGCAACTCAGCCAAACGGCAAATATCACCATCACAGAAATATCGTCCGTCAACCCTGGGGGTCGGGATCTTGGCTCAAGAGATTGTTGCTAAAGCATCGGATGTCGGGGAAGAACTGCTACAACAAGCGAGTGCCTGAGCAGGTAATGACGGGCGGCCCTGAAGCATGGGAAGGGTTTCTTTCTGGCTATCTTGACACAGATGGATACGTTCTCAAAGGCATTGTGGCGTGGTGCAGTATCAATCACGATCTTCTGAGCGATTGTCAGCATTTGCTTGCACTACTCGGCGTGCAATCGTCACTAAATTCTGTAGACAATGAGAAGTGCCGAGAACCTTTTTGGCGACTCGAAGTAAGAGATAAGCGATCTCTTAGCGTTCTTGTTCATTTGCTCAAGCCATCGCACCCGCACAAGGCAAGGAAACTGACTCAACTCGATTTGGTTAATTACCGATGTGGAAACGGCCCTTGTCCGCAAGATGTTTCTAAATTTGATCGTATCGTTAGCGTCGAGCAACTTCCTCCAACTCAAACGCTTGGAATTGAAGTCAATGACGTTCATACGCACGTCACCAATGGGTTCATTACCCACAATACCGCAACGGAAACGCGAGCAATCCCGATGGACAAGTGGGATTGCTGCAAGCGAGATGTGGACTACGCGAAGTTGCTTGGACGCGACTGTTACGGCGGTCTGGACATTGGGGCAACGTCGGACTTTACCGCCTTCTCGCTGGTGTTTCCGCACGACGACGTGGAACACGTCGAAGTGCCGATTGATATTCGAGAACCACAGGGACACAAGCGATCATTGGCCCGCCGCTCGTTTACGCTGCTGTCGTGGTTCTGGCTGCCGGAACATCCGCGCAAACGCGGCGAGCGGGAGACTCGCCAGATCGACACATGGCGGCGAATGGGACTGGTACGGACGACGCCGGGCGAGGTGGTCGATTACGACCTCGTGCTGGAGGATATTGTCGCCATTTGCAGCGACTACAGCCTGTGCTGCATCGGCTTCGATCGAGGATTTCAGGGGTCGCAGATGGGCAACAACCTGCTGAACCACTACGGCGAGCGCATGGTGAGAGAGTTCCCGCAGGGTATAATTTCCATGAATGCCCCATTTCGAGAGTTTCTCGAACTGATTATTCTTGGTCGGCTTCACCACGACGGCAATGCCGTGTTGCGGTGGATGGCGAGCAATACGGCGGCAGAAATTCGTGGCGGATTGATGAAGCCGAGCAAGGACAAAAGTGCCGAGAAGATTGACGGGATCGTAAGCGCCGTGATGGGGCTGGGGGTAGCGATGGTAGGGGACGGCGAAACCAGTTGGTACACTCCAGGGGTATTGAGCAACTGATGATCGCGTGGCTTGTCTCGAACGCGCGCAATCTACTTGCCGTGGCATCATTGCTGGCCATCGCTGTTGGCTTCTGGCTGGCGTGGCAGCCTCTTGGCTTTATCGTCCCTGGTACGGTAGTTTTCGGCCTTCTGTGCTGGTCGCATTTACGGGGGGCGTGATGGACCGTTCTCCCTTTCTGGTTCTGGCGGCAAGCGAGTGGCCGGTGGGTGGATACCGGGTCTTGCACCGCTGCGCCGGACTGGAAGAGGCGATGAGGAAGGCTACCGAGTTCGCGGCCCTGCCCAATGGTCCCCATGCGACTTCTATCCGTGTGGTCGAATGCCGTGGCATGTGGGACATCGACGATAACTGGACCGCCTTGCATCGGCACGGACAGCCAGAACAAAAGGACGGTGATTCGTGCTGAATCTTCTCCTTGGTCCGCGTCGCACTGAACTTGTCCACGACGAGGATCAGTGGCCATCGTCGTACATTGGCGGGCGCAAGACACTGGCCGGTGTCAACGTCAACGAGAGTCTGGCCCTGACGCTTTCGGCGGTCTGGTGCGCATCGCGGGTTCTGGCCGAACCGGGCAGCGATTTGCCGCTCATGACCTACGAGCGCACAGACAACGAGAACCGGGAGCCGGCCAGAAACTTTAGCCTCTACTCATTGCTCAAGGATAATCCCAATTCCGAGATGGGCAGTAGCGTATTCCGTGAAGGACGCACGTTGCATCAGGTGAATTGGGGCAACGGGTTCGCCGAGATTGAACGGGCAGATCGCTACAACATCGCCAGCGAAGTCGTGTCCCTGTGGCCGATCCATCCATCACGAGTACGCCCTGTCAACGATTACGACTACGACCTGAAAAATCGCCCGCTTGCTCCTGAGTTTGCCTACATCGTGAACAATGACGACGGGTCGCAGGTGGCCATGCGCGCCTCCGAAATGCTGCACGTCCCTGGAGCACTCTCGGAAGATGGCGTGTGGGGCAAGGGCGTCATTGGGCACGCCAGAGAAGCCATTGGCGGCTGTCTGGCGGTCAACCGACACGGCTACGCTTACTTCGGGACAGGGGCGCAGCCGCGTGGCGTCATCATGGCTCCGGGCATGAAAGACCCCGAACAACGCAGGCAGTTTCGTAAGGAATGGAAGGAGATCCACGGGTCGCCGGACAGCGGTGAAATTGCCATTCTTCCCGTGGAAAGCAAGTACAACCCGATCTTTATTTCCAATGAAGACTCGCAATTTCTGCAAACGCGCGAGTTCGACATTCGGGAGATTGCCCGTTGGTACAAGATACCGCCGTACATGCTGGCCGACCTCATGCGCGACGGCCACGGCAGCATCGAGCATATGGGCATGGAGTTCGTTATCTACTCCCTGATGCCGTGGCTGCGGAAGTGGGAAGAACAAATCAATTTGAAGTTGCTGAACCCACTTCAGAGGAAACGCTACTTCGTCGAACACAACCTCAATGGCTTGCTGCGCGGGGATATTGCGACACGCATGGCGGCGTACAACACGGCCATCATGATTGGCGTGATGACGATAAACGAGTGTCGGCGACTGGAGAACCTGAACGGCATCGGTGCCGACGGCGATGTGCATTATGTGCCGATGAACGTGCAGACGGCAGAGCAGGCTCGCAAGGGCGAAAATCAGGTGCAGCGTAGCAACGCACCGCCAGGCAGCGATCAGACAGGGCGAAAACCCATGCCGGACCCGACCAATGGGCAAGCGCACGCGGGCGTTGAATTGATGCAGCGAGAACTCGGCGTGTTGCCGGAAACAAAAATGGTTTCAACCACAATCGCCGTGGCAAAGCCTCGTCGGGCCGCGATGGATAATGCCTCACGGCTGGTTCTGACGGACGTTCTTTCTCGTATGTTCCGCAAGGAAGCCAACGCGGCCACACGGGCAGCCAAGGGCAACGAGTTCGACAAGTGGCTGGCCGAGTTCTACGACGCTCACGAACCACTGTTGGCTGACGCACTGGCCCCCGCATGCAGCGTTCTCGACGCGGCGGGGCTGGAATACTCGTCGTCGTTTTTGTCGGTGCGATTGGTGGCCGAGAGCAAGGCGGAATTGCGGCTGGGGTACAATGCAGATACGCCGAGTGCTTTTGCCTTGCGGTTGGAGTCGTGGCCGACGAAGCGGGCACAGGAAACAGCGAGCAAGATTCTGCTGGGAGGATACGGCGATGCTTGATCTTCGCGTCATCAACAATACCGTTTGGCTCGCCGAACCGAATTACATTCGGCAAGCAGTCGCCAAATTGCGGACCTTTGCCCACTGTCCCACAGCAAGGGAACTCGCCGAATACAGCCGAGAACGCAAGGCGGCAGCAAAGGCGTCGGCGCAGTCGGCAGACTCAACGTTCGCCGCCGTGGGTGTGGACTTGCCGGAAGAGAAGGCCGAAGGGGCAAAGTCCATTCGTGCTGTCAAAGGCAAGGTGGGTGTCATCGGGGTTTATGGGCCGATCCAGCAACGCTTGACGAGCGAATTGATGAAACTCGGCGGCACGGCCTGCGACGAGGTGAGTCTGGCTTTTGACGCCATGATGGCGGATCGTAGCATCGCGGCTATTGTGCTGCACATGGACTCGCCGGGGGGATCGTCCTACGGTGTCGAGGAACTGAGCGACAAAATCTACAACGCACGGGGTGAGAAGCCGATCTATGCGCACGCGGACAGCATGGCATGCTCGGCGGCATACTGGCTGGCCAGTGCGGCGGATATGGTGATTTGCACCCCTGGCGGGGACGTGGGCAGCGTGGGCGTCTACATGGTGCATGTGGACGAAAGCAAGGCACTCGAAGAAGAAGGCGTGTCTGTTACCGTCGTCAGCGCGGGCAAGTACAAGACGGAGTTGAGCAATGTTGCACCGCTGACGGATGACGCGAAGTCCTACCTGCAAGGGATGGTGAATGATACGCACGATACGTTCATCGGGGCGCTCAAGCGAAACCGCAATACCACGGCAGCCGACGTGCGCGACAACTATGGTCAAGGGCGAGTTCTGTCAGCGGCACAGGCATTGGCCGCAGGCATGACCGATCGAACCATGTCGTTCGAGCAATTGCTGGCCCGCCTGATTGGCCGCTCGTCGGACGATGGCAAGAAGGCATCAGTAGATCAGGAGCGTCGGCGGCAAGCCCAGCGGAAGCGGCAAACAGAGTTGGTGGCTGCGTACAAGTGAGAGCAACGCAACAGGTGGTAGGGGTAGAAACCCATCCATAAACAAGTGGTCCGCCTGCAAGTTAATGTGACTCGGCACACTCCGAGTTAAAGACAGCCGAAAGGCTGAAGGCAGCGTCTCGGTGGAGGCACAGGCCGACTACCTGCGAAGCCGGACGCGGCTAATCTTGCAGATCCGGGGAGCGAACAGCGGCCTTTAACGTCTCGCGGGAACTAACCCGTCAACAGTCGGACATGAGCGAAACGAACCTTTGGCTTAATCGCAAACCTGCTGCGTTGATTTTGAGGACGAAGCAATCCTGTTGTGTTACGGAATTTGCGGAGGCGTACCGATAATGCCAGTCACCAGCGTCGAAGAAACCCCTCCTTGGCGTTATTCCGCATCCGTCACCTTCCGCGACAAAGCCTGCGTGCCAAAGGTCAACGATCCTTGGCCTGTCTTTCCTGGCTTTCTTGTCATGAATCATAAGATAGAGCGGAATGAACATGGCGAAGTAGTATTCCATTACGAACTGGTGCGGACGCCGGATGATCCTCAACCCGATGCCGTCGTGGAGTAGCCATGCCTGCTCATTGCTTCTTCGTTCTGTATTACGAGGACTCTGCCGCCGATCGGGTGGATAACGTGTGTGAGCAATTGACGGAAGCCATGATGGGCGAACGGGCGATTGTCACCGCGCCGGACGGCATGATGATCGAGCAATTTGTTGTCGAGAAGGCCGCGCCGTGGGAGGATGATTCATGACTGAGAAAATGTTCCTTGTCACGTTTGCCATCAGCGAAGTCGTAGAAGAAACGCTCAGCGATGAAAAGACGCTATCTCGCCATCTGATCTCCTACGGTGAGTGCGTCACACCATCACCCGTTGGCTCGCTTCTGGCAACGCGCGACGAAGAAGTTAAACGGCAGGCTAAGATTTGCCGTCATCCGCAACATTCGTTGACGCCGCGTGAGTATCACATTGTTAACGTCGTTGAACTCACAAAGGAACAGGCCAACGTACTCTCACCGCCGAAACCTACACTCGCAGAGATGAAGGCCATGTTCGAGGAGTTTCGTCCGGTGAAGCCCGATGTTGTTGTGGAGGATCTCGCCAATGGCGATGCGCGGTAAACCGCTGGACGCTCAGACCATACGCAAGATCCAGCGAACAAGAGAAGTGCAATCCATTCGCGGCACAGCAAAACTCGTAGGCACATCTCCTTCGACTGTCCAAAAATACGCCCGCAAAAAATCCTAATTTGTAGTTTGGTACACCCCCCTTATAGACTTTCCACAGACATTCAAAGGTCTGGTGCCGTTGCACCTGGCCTGATTTCATCGAACGCCGTTGCGTTCGCTACTGGCAAGATCCTCCTTGCCGGTGTCGAATTGCGACGGCATTTGCGTTTGCACTTCTCCACACCGGCTTAACCGCAGAGGTTGACCCCGGTGAACAAGCTCAAAGAACTGCTTGCCAAACTGAAGGCGCACGACGAAAAGATCGACGCCCTCCTGGCTCACGATGAACTGACTGCGGAACAACAGGCGGATTACGACCGTCTCGTTGGCGAGCGTGCCTCGACGCTGGCCGCTTACAACCGCGAGAAAGATCGTGTGGCCCGCGAAGAGGAGCGTGAGCAACTCGAAGCCTCCACTGCCGACCGCGAGCGGCGCACCGTGGCCAGTACGCCCAGTACGTCGCCGCCAGCGCAGCGGCGAACCACACCGGACACCCCGAAGATTCCTGCCGTGGCGTCTGCGCCGAAGCGGAAACTTCCTTCCGGCATCGAGGTTGAAGAACGCTGGATCAACGACCCCAGCAAGGGTTTTTCCTCGCACGTCGAATTCTTGCGTGCCGTCATGGATGCTGGGCAGGGCCAGCGGGTTGATTCCCGCCTTCGTCCGCTCGCCATGGCGCACCACCGAGAGGAAGAGGACGCCCCGCGCGGGGCTGATTACCTCGTGCCTCTGGCCTTCACCCCGTCCGTGTCGCGCACGTCCATGATTGACGCGCTGACCCGGCAGGCCACGGCTGGCAGCGACGAGGCAGGCACCTACAGCGACCCCTACGGCGGGGTGCTGGTGGGCAAGTCGTTCCGCCCGGATCTGCTGAAGGTGATGCCGGAAGGCGACCCGATGGGGCAGTACACGACCAAGGTGCCGATGGACACCCCGACCGTGGAAATCCCGGCACGGGTGGACAAGAACCACACTTCCAGCGTCAGCGGCGGGCTGCGTGTTTATCGCCGCGCTGAAACGCAAACGGCCTCGTCGAGCCGGATGGAACTCGAAACCGTCGAACTCAAGGCGTCGGCTCTGTTCGGCACTGCCTACGCAACCGAGGAACTGCTGGCCCGCTCGCTCATCTCGTTCTTGGCCATTTTGAAGGCTGGGTTCAGCGATGAGTTCAATAGCAAACTCATCCGTGAGCGTCTCGAAGGCACGGGCGTCGGCCAGTACGAAGGTGTCCTCAACACCGACTGTATCGTGAGCGTGGCAAAGGAAACGGGTCAGGCTGCCGACACGCTGCTGAAGGAAAACATCGACAAGATGGTTTCGCGCTGCTGGCGTTATGGCGTGGCCATCTGGCTCGCCAATCACGACTGCATCCCGCAACTCATGTCCTTGACGCAGACTGTGGGGACGGGCGGCGTGCCGGTTTCTTACTTCCAGATGCAGCCGGGCGGGCAGGCGTCGTTGCTGGGGCGACCGCTGTTTTTCAGCGAGTACATGCCGAAGATCGGCGACACAGGCGACCTGCTTCTGGGCAATTGGGCCGAGTACCTCGAAGGCACGCTGTCGCCGCTACAGAACTCGGAAAGCATGCACGTTCGCTTTCTTGAGCACGAACGCACGTTCAAATTCTGGATGGAGAATGCGGGCAAGGTGTGGTGGCGCTCGGCACTCACCCCGGCCAAGAGTGCGCAAACGCTGTCTCCGTTCGTGAAACTCGACGCTCGATAACCGGCACTATCCGGCTTTGCTGCCGGTTCATTGGGAGAAAATTAACATGGCTTCCGCAGTCGCAACGCAACACATTCGGGACAGTTTTCTCTTCCAGGTGTGGGATCACGACCCCAATAGCGCCAGCGCCATCGTGACCACGCCCGACGGCGGCACGACTGACCGCTATGTGGACATGCGGCAGTATAGCCACTTTGCCGCCATCGCCATTCAAACCGTCATCGGTTCCAGCAGCGGCATCACCAAACTGGAGATCGTCGCCGCCGAGGACACGTCGGGAACCAACATCACCGCCGTCAAGGATTCGGGCACGGTCGATGCTGATGCGTTGTGTGACTGGCTCATGGAGGAATGCTCGGCGGAAGAGATTGCTCAGTTGGCATCGTCCACGGGCTACTCGCTTCGCTACGTCGCCGCGCGGGTCACGCAGTCGAACTCCGGCGATGAAGCCGTGGTGGTGTACTTCGGCATTCCGTGCCGACGCTACCTGAATCTGACGCCGGCAACCACGATTGCGTAACAGGAGAGTTGCTCCGTGGCTGTGACGAAGTTTGACCACAAACAAGCCTGTGCTCCTCCTCCGGTGGATCGCCGCCAGTCGGCTATCGAAGCACTGGCCCGCGACATCTACCTGCGCATGGTGACGGGACCGGCAGGGCAAAGCAAAACGCTCGTGGCGCTTGCCGAAATGGCACGCACGCAAGCCAAAGCCTTCTACGACACTGAACCAACAATCGAGGGCTAAACATGCCTCGCACGAGCATTCCGCAAGCCGGTGGTAATCGCAAAGTCGCAGAGCACAACCTGTACGACTTCCGCGCCCTGATACCCGCCAGTACGGGCAACATTTTCTTCGTGGACTCGGCACAGACCTCCGGTTCCGGGCTGTCTCCCGAAGATCCTGTTTCGACCATCGACGCAGCGATCAACCTTTGCACGGCCTCCAATGGTGACATCATCGTCGTGATGGAAGGCCATTCGGAAACCATCTCCACGGCTGGTGCGATTGCGATGGACGTGGTTGGCGTGTCCATCATCGGGCTTGGACATGGGGCGTCTGTTCCGCTTGTTACCTTCAGCGAAACGGATGCAACGTGGGACATCAGCGCGGCAGATTGCCTGGTCAAGAACATTCGCGTGACGAGTTCAGTCAACGAACTGGTGACAATGTTCAGCGTCACTGCGGCCAATGTCACCATCGACGCCGTGAACTACGTCGATCCGGGGGCGGCCCTGGAAACGCTCCAGTTCCTTCTGACGACGAATGCTGCCGACTACCTGACCATCAAGAACTGTCATCACGTTGCCTCGACCGCTGGGGCGAGCGCCCAGAAGTGGATCAGTCTGATCGGCGTGGAAGCCCCGCGCATTCTCGATTGCACGTTCATTCTGGCTTTGTTCGACCATGCAACGACGGCGACCATTTCCGGGGATGCCAGCGTGCGACGCGCCGAAATCGGTCGCGTCCGCTGTCATCAGACCGGGTACTCATCGGCGATTGTGTCCGTGTTCCTGATTGCTTCGGGCGGCACGGGCATGACCTACGATTGCCGTTTGTACGCCGACACGGCGGCTCTGACCACGATCAACGATTGTCCGACGTTTGCTCATTTCGAGAGCTACGTCAGCAACGACCTGGACAAGAACGGCATCATCGACCCCACGGTGGCAAGCTAACGGAGGGGTTTTGTGGCCATCCGACTCGAAAGCACAACCCGACGCTTCATCGGTCTTTCCACCGATCCACGCCCGGTATCTGGGGCACAGGCCGATGGAGCGATTGCCGCAGAAATTCCTGTCGGGTCGAGCCTGCTGCTTACCGACACCTGGGAAATTGAACGCTGGGATGGGACGGCATGGCGGCACTCGGCACGGAGTGAAGAGATTGCTGAACGACTGGACGCTCAACTTGCCGTGATGCGTGAGATCAAGGACTTGCTTGAAGGGTTTTTCCACAGTCTCTAATCCCGCCCAAAAGAACGCGGGGAAGGGGAACTTCAATGTACGGATCACTGCCTTATTTCGACGGGTCCAAGGGTGACGCCAAGCCGGCTCTTTCTTCGGAGCGTGGGCTACTTACCCAGCAGGCACAGTCGCAACTCTTCCATGCCTCGCGGCAACGCAAGGTGTTCACGACGAGCATGGCGGCTGCGGGCGCAGTGCTGCCGATTTTCTCTGGCACGACGCAGCAGTTTGGCCTGTTCAACCCGATGGGCAGCGGTCGCTTCTGCAACATCATCGAAATCGGCATGACGTATGTGGACACCACGGGCGCAGCCGGTGGCTACGTTCTGGCCCTGGTCAAGGACGCTGGCGGCGGCAAAGCGACGGGCGGCAACCTGACTTCCTACACCAAATTGTCGGTCTGGGATGCGATCAGCGACGGCAACGAGGCCAGCGACTACAAGGCGTTCGGTCTGACGGCGTTTGGCTGCACCGCTCCCGTCATCTACCGGCATCTCGGTCAGAACCAACTGGTGACGACTGCTGCCGATGCCACGACGGTTCCGTGGACGGCACGCCATCGTTTCGACGGCGATGTGGGTATTCGGCCCGGAACCGTCCTTTGCGTCGCTGGCAACATCGCCACGTTGACGAAGTGGGCCGTCAGCATCACCTGGTCCGAAGAACCAATCTAACCCGCAACCGTGCATTCACAGCGGCGTGAGCCAAAAGGGGATACGTCATGTTTGGAACCGGACCTGGAACGATGCTGGCCAGCGTGGGACGCACCTCTGCTGGCGAAGGCAGTTACGAATCAGTCCAGATGGACGAGTCCCGATCGCTGCGCACGATGCAAGGGCGACCGGCATTCTACGACGCTGTGATGCACGGCAACTGCTACGGCGTTGCCAATCAGGCGGGTGTGACAAGTCAGGCTGGCCTGTCCGGCACGACGCCGGTGCTTACCCTTTACAACCCGCTTGGCTCCGGGGTCAATGCGGTTATCTGGTACACGGGATCGACCTTTTCGGTTGCCTTTGCGGCGGCAGCGACGGTGTTTGTCGCCGTCGGCACCAACACGGCTGCGGCTGCCGTCACCGGGACATTGACCACGGCCCACCGCAATCTTCTTCTCGGCGCTGGCCAGGGGAACAAGGTGCAGGCGTTGCTTGCCGCAACGCTACCGGCAGCCCCGGTAGGCGTTGCCATTCTGGGCATGGGGTTGACCGGGGCAATTACCACGGTGCCGCACATTCAGACGCTTGAACGCTGGTTCAATGGCGGACTGGTGCTGAAGCCTGGGTGCAATCTGAGCATTCAGACCAGCGCGGCCAGCGGCGCGAGCGGGACGTGGTGCGAATACCTCTGGGAAGAGGTGGCAGAGTGAATTACAGCCCCTATCTGGAACCGATTCAGCCGCCGTTTATTACGTCGCTGCTCGGTCCTCTGGAGTTGGTCACGGCACCATCGGGGGCGCTTGTTTCCGTCACGACGGCGCAGGACTGGCTGCGTGTCGAGCACGACACGGATCAAACGCAAATCGCGGAGTTGGTCGAGGATGCCACGGAATACTGTGGCGAACTCATCAACGGACAAAGGCAATTGCGGCAGGCAACGTTCGATCTTCCTGTTGCCGATTGGTGGTCATGGAAGTTGGAGTTGCCGCGCCCGCCGCTCGTATCGGTGGCGTGGGTGAAGTACCGGGATACGGCAGGCGATTTGCAAACGCTGGCCACAACCTACTACGAGGTTCGCACGCCGGTCAAGATGCCGGGTCGCATTGAATGGATTACCACGAGCACGCTGCCGGAATTGCAGAGTGAGCGAGCGTATCCGATCACCATTCGCTTCACCGCAGGGTACACAACGGCGACGCTGCCTGCCCCGATAAGGCGGGCAATTCAGTTTCTCGTGTCAGCGTGGTACGACGAGCGGATGCCGCGAAAACAGGACACAAGCGACACGGTAAGCAACCTGTTGCTTGGCTCTGGCTGGGGGAGTTATGGCTGAACCGAAAAACAAGACGCGCGCCCTGTTCTGCGACAATCACGGCAAAATCGTGACCAGTCTGTTTGTTTTGCGGGACAAGACGACGTTGACGCTGATGCACGACTACCCAGATTTCTTGCCTCAGCCGTCGTGGACGGCCAAAGGTCGCGGGTTTAGCCTGGAAATTCGCAGCGTGAACGGCAGAGTCCTTACCTGCGTGGAGGTCTAACCAATGGCTCTTTCTCTTGGCGTGACCCATCAGGCAATCCTGACTGCCGTTCACACGCTAACCGGGACGTTCATTTCCAGCGGGGACAACACCTACACGACCGCGCTGAGCGGCGAAGGGTCAACCACTTATACGTCATCGTCCAGTGTGCCGGTGACAAAGATCGCTTCAGGAACGGCAACGCTGTCCGGCGGCGCATTGACGATTGATTTAACGTCGCTTACGGGGTTGGCTGGAGAGGCCATCACGTTTAGCGGCCTGAAAGTGCAGTTCGCCTTCTTCCGTAATCCAACGAGCAGCGCGAACAACATTACGGTCGGACGCGGTGCAACCAACGGCTACGGATTTGACGCGGCGGGCGGCTCATGATCGATCATTCTTGACCCTGGTGCCTCGATATTAATTCGGGTTGCCGACAGCGCTCAAGACGTGGGCGCATCCGATCTGTCAATTGACCTGACGGGGACCGCATCGCAAACGCTTGAGTACATCCTCATCGCAGGATAACGAGTCATGCAGTGCGGCAATGGCTACCGCGAAAAGGTGTGCTGGTCGCGTCCGCTGCCGGACGGCAAGTTTGAGTTTGTTGAAGAGTCTCTGGTGTTGTTGGTGCCGCTTGGCGGGGTGATCGCCGCGTTTCGGGTGGAAGAGTCTGCTGACATCGGCATCGCGGTTGGCTGGCTGGCCACGAAGAACTGGGCGCAGTATCGGGTGATCGAGGTAACGCCGTGTTCACAACAAAAAGTCGCGGTAATCCTCGACAGATACAGGCCGGTAGGCTCGACAAGCGGATCGTGATTGAATCGCCGCAACTGGATGAGAACGAGTACGGCGGTGCCCCACGAAAGTACGCGGTTTTTCGGGAGTGTGCAGCGGCAGTCGTGCCCCTGGCGGGGTCGGAATTGGTGTGGGCACAACAACTGCACGCAACGGCAACGCATCTGCTGGTGATTCGCTGGACACGCGGAATCACGCCAGCCATGCGGGTGAATTATCGGGGCAAGTTCTTCGAGATCGGTCTGGTGCTGGACCCCGAAGAACAGCGGCAGTTTCTTGAGTTGCTCTGTGTGGAAGAGGTCACGGGCTAAAGGCGTTTGCCGATGGCATGGACGTTCAAGGGGAGATTGGTTGGCGTGGAAGCAGCGGCAAAAGATTTACGCCGCTTCACTGTCGCTGTGCAAAAGAAGGTGTTGAAGAAGGCCATCACGAGGGGTTCGCAGATTGTGTACAAGGCCGCTCGCCGAGTGGTCCCTGTGGATAGCAAACTCCTTCGCAAGAGCCTTTTTTACCGCGTGCGCGTGTATCGCAACAGCGGCGTGGTTATGTCCTTCATTGGCCCGCGCTATGGGTTCAGCAAGGATGTTCTCGGCAGGCCAAGGAACCCCGTACGCTACGCCCACATTATCCACAATGGGCGAAAGATGGTGGTTCCGAAGAAGGCAGGCGGATGGCTCAAGTGGCCGGTTGTGGGCGGTAAGTTTGTGCATGCCAAAAAGTCGAAGGCAGTTGCTGCCAACCCGTTCCTTCGCCGGACATTTAGCGGCACAAAAAGGCAAGTTGAGTTTGCCATGATCCGCGAGATTCATCTGGGGATCATGGCAGAACAGAGGCGACTGGCAGCATTGCGGAGGAAGGTGGCGTGATTGCTTCGGGGTTGCGAAACCTGTTGATGACGACGCAGACGATCAACGATGTGGTGCGTCGGCGGGTCTACCCGGTTCGCGCGCCGCAGAACGCCAACTTCCCGCACATTGTCTACCGTCTGAGTTCTCTTCAGTTGACGGACGGTCTGGATATTGACGGCGACACCGCAGAGAGCCAGGGGCCGGATTCGGCGAACTTCGAGATTCGTTGCGCCGCGACCGAGTACGACGTGGCACATGAGTTGGCAGGGGCAGTGTTGACGCTTCTACGCGATCATTCGGGCGTGATGGGGCTGAATTCGTCGCAGCGATGCAGGTATATCCGTGTGGAAAACATGCGTGATGAGGATGTGGAGCAACTACAGGGCCGCGACACGACCGAGTTTGTGACTGTCGTAGACGCGCGCGTTGTTTACGACCCTACGGAGGTGTGAGATGGCTTGCAAGATGACTTCGGTAGGGGCAAAGCTCTACTACGATGCCGATGGCGTCAGCACTTATACGCAACTGACCGGCATCATTTCCATGTCCGGTCCCGACCAGACCGTCGAAATGAAGGACCAGACGGACCTCGATTCGACTTCGGGCTGGAAAGAGTATTGCGCCGGCTTCAAGGACGGCGGCACGCTGACTGCGGTAATCCACGTCGTCAAGGCGATGATTAACACGATCCACGGCACGCTATTCGGCACCAACTACTATTGGGAAGTTCGTTTCCCCTTGCAGACTGGCGAATCCACAGCCAGCAAGTTTGGCTTCCAGGGAACGCTGAACGGATGCTCGACGGAAATCCCCGCCGATGACACGGTGACGTGTCAAATCACGATCAAGGTAAATGGCCCGGTGACGTGGACGAGCGGCTCTTGATACAGACCTCGCCCGTTCCAGCAGAGAGACACCATGAAGCGGCTGACGAAGCAAGACATCAAGGCAGTCAAGGACCGACCGATCATCGAATTCCCCGTTCCTGAATGGGGCGGTTCCGTACTACTGCGCGGGCTGTCCAGCACGGCCCGCGATGCCTGGGAAAAGGAATGCTCGATCGCCAAGAAGAACGGCGACGAGTTGCCGAATATGTGGCGGGCCAAGTTCGTCCGCTGCGGCATTGTCGGGGATGATGGCAAGCCGATGTTCGAGGAAAACGAACTGCGCGAATTGAGCGACAAAAGCACGGGCGTCATCGACACGCTGTTTGGCGAGGTGGCCAAACTCAGTCACATGACGAAGGAAACCGTGGAGGAGTTGGAAAAAAACTCCGAATCTCGCCTGAAAGACAATTCTGGATCGAACTCAGTTACCGCTACGGAATCCTTGTTGACGACCTCCAGCAACGGGTTAGCGGCGACCACTTCGCCGAGTTGATGGCTTACGAGCGCATCAACCCTCATGCGGAATGGCGGGCGGATTTACGAGCCGCGCAAATCTGCACCTTGCTCGTCAACATCCACCGCGACCAAAAGAAAACGCAACCGGCGCGAACCGAGGACTTCATGCCGAAGTTCGAGAAGAAAGAGGAACAAACACCGGACCAGTATTTTGCGTGGGCCAAGGCCATGTTTGCACCAAAGGAAGATCAGAAGGAAAACGTGTAAGTGGCAAAATCCATTGCCAATCTGGCCATCAAACTAGCACTCGACGCGACTGCCATGTCGGGCGGTGTCAGCAGCGCGAAGAGTTCCATGAACAACCTATCGACTTCCGTGTCGGGAGCGATGGGCAGCATGGCGTCGAGCATTATCGACGCAGGGATGGCGGTTGCCGGGCTTGTCAAGGACTTCCTTGGCTTGCAGACGGGCATGGCAGCGGTACAAGTCGGTATCGACTTTGAACGGCAAATGTCGATCGTCAAGGCTGTCACGCAATCGACGGCTGACGATTTTCACGAACTCCGCGAAGAAGCCCGCAAGATTGGCCGCGACACGGAATTTACCGCATCACAGGCCGCACAGGCGATGCAAAACCTTTCGCGTAGTGGTTTGGGCGTGGACGCCATTCTCGCGTCAAGCAAGGCCGTGGTGAACCTGGCCAGCGTGTTGTCCGTGGACATCCCACAGGCTGCACAATTGGCCGCTGACGTGCTACAGGGATTCCAGTTGAACGCCAGCGAACTCGGCGGCATCGTCGATGTGCTGGCCAAGGCGGCTGTCTCTGGTGCGGGTAGCGCCGACGATTTGAGCGATGCGTTCAAGTTCGTGGCATCGAGTGCCAGCATTGCCGGAAAGAGCGTGGATGAGACGACGGCAGCCCTGATTGTGCTGGGCAGACGCGGGTTGCGCGGCAGCGAGGCAGGTACGGCTCTGTCCCGCATGATGATGAAAATGTCGAAGATCACACCACAGGCGCAAACGGCGCTGGAAGAGTTGGGGATCACGTTCGAGGATAAGGAAGGGAACTTCAAGCACTTCGGCGACATTGTAGAGGAGTTGCATGCCAAACTCGGCAAGTTTGGCCGCGTCGAGGCTCTCGAAATCATCGGCAAGGTGTTTGACGTGCGGGCAGGACGTGCGGCGGCAATGCTGGCTTTCTTGAAAGAAGGCGGCAAGGAAATCCGCGCCATGGAGGCGAGCGTCAAGCAAGCCAAAAAAGACGGTCTTGCTGGTGGCGTTGCCGCCGAACAAATCAAGAACGTCTGGGGCGCAATCAAGATCGTACAGTCGTCGTGGGAAGGCTTGATGGAGTCGATATTTGCCTCTGTCCAGGGGCCGCTCAAACAGGCGATTGACACGTTCACCAGGTACATCAATCAGATTCGGGACGTGGTGGGCAAGACGGCAGAAACCGTGTCGCAGACGCTTCAGCAAATCGGTGTTACCACCAAAAAAGCGATCGGCGATGCGGGCGGCGGTGACCACAAGAATACGGCGGAAATGTTGGCAGAAGCAGCAGGAAAGCCAAAGATCAACAACGCATCCAAACTCAACGAGGGGATATTCGAGGGGTTTCGCAAGATCAGCAATACCTCCATGAAGAAGTTCATGGAGGTATTGCAAAAGGTCGTGGACTTTATCACGCCATTCGTCAACAAACTTGCCATCTTCAATGAACGAGGCATGGCTATTGCGCAGACGTTTAATGTGCTGGTGGCAGTCGGCAAGTTGTGGCTTAATGGTCTAATAGGAATCGCAAAGTTTGCCGCTCGCATATCTGTATTGGTTTTGGGAATGTCTGTGGATTTCGCCAATGCGTTTACCGACGATGCCATAGCGTCTGGGCGAGACGCTTTTATTGAGGGACTAATCTGGCTTGAGTTCCAACTGGAAAATATGGGACTTGTATTTGATTTGTGGTCGGCAACGTGGGCGGCGAATGTTTCTGCATTCATGGACTCGCTGAACGCACTCAAAACGGATGCTGGGCCGATCGCTGCGTGGCTAGGAAAGGTATTCGTTTCTTTAGGAAATGTCATTGCCGAGAGTTTCACAGGAGCAATGAGCGCGTTGCAAGAGAATTTCAAAAACTTCTCAAATGCTTTTACTGAATGGGCGAAAGATCCAACCAAAGGATTCAATTTCTCAGTGACCGGATTTGAAATCAAAGGCACGGTCGATACGTCAGGAAAACCTGATGTTCTTGGAAATGTAAAGCCATCTCAGGCAACCATAGACGCGCAAAAGAAGGTTTTAGCCCTCGCGGAGCAGCGTGACAAGAAGTTCGACGACTTCCGCAAAAAGCGCCTCGACGAACTCAAGGCAGGCGACCCGCGATGGCTGATGGACGCCTTCAGCGAGGGGTTCAAGTCTCTATTCAGCGGCGACGGGCCTCTGGGCGGACCTGGCGAAAAAGGCGATGGCGAAAAAGGCGATGGCGGGCAGGCAAGCACCCAACTATCCGGGGCCGCTCTGTTGGGCAGCAAGGAGGCAGTGCAAGCCGAGTTGCGTTTTGCGCAGGAGAACCGTGTCACGTTTCCAGAAATGCAACTCAAGGAACAGCAGAAGGCCAACAAGATCCTTGAGGAGATCAAGCAACAGTTGAAGTTCCCGCCAAAGGTTGATTTCAACTTACCCAACAAGATACCGGGGTAGCTAAATGTCGGTAGTGTCTTGTGTTGAACTGTTTGATGGGTCCAGTGGGTCCGCAGATAATCGCGGTCAGAGAAAGTACACGCGCAAATTCAGCGTCCAAACAAACAGCGTCTCTGACGGACCCTCTGTTGTCATTGACTACATCAACACCAACTCGGCGGCCTTGTTCAGTACCTACAGTCGCGGCAACGATAGTGACAGCGGATCGCTGGTCGAAAGCATAGACGTTGACGAGGATGGCTATTTGAAGTGGCTGGCCAGTATTCGCTACTCGACCATCACGCCCGATGAGCAGAAGGCCAACGAGAATCCAACCCTACGCCCCGCCGACGTTCGCTGGAACGTGAAGCGATTCAATAAGCCCATGACGATCGACTACAACGGTCTAACCATCGTCAACAGTGCTGACGACGCTTTTGATCCGCCCCTTGAAGTCGAAGTAGTTCGGCAGGTGTTGACGATCAGTCGCAATGAGGGCAGTTTCAACCCATCGTTGTCGCAAGAGTACGCAAACTCGATCAACTCGGACGTGTGGTATGGCGCTGAACCTGGAACCGTCTTGTGTCATCCGTTCGAGGCTGAACGGCAGTATGAACAGAACATGTACTTCTGGCGGGTGACGTATCAGTTCGAGTTCGACCGGGACGGATTCTATGCGATCGTCCTCGACCAGGGGTTCAATTACTACGCAGTCGGAACTGTAGCCAAGGAACTCAAGCCTATCAGAGACACTCAGGGATCTATCCCAAGCAACGCACAAATGCTCAACGGCAATGGCGGGAAACTCAAGGATTGCAAGACGACGCTTGGCATTGGCGCAAACGCTGCTCAGTTGTTTTTTGACTGCATCAATGCTGGAGTATTCCAGTCCGCAATTACGCCCTGTATTGTGCCGTTCGACGCGAAGATTGATGACGAGATTGTCACCGTCACCGCGTTTGGCGGCGGGCAAATCGTCAACGTGAAACGGGGTCAGTACGGGACCGCCGCAGCAGCGCACGCACTGGGCGCTGTCTTGCAAGCGCGACCCGTTTACCTCACATACACCAACCATCCATCGAAGCCTTTCGGAGCGCTTGGCTTGTAAAAGGAGATTCCACCAATGGCTCGCGTAGAAACTCAAGGGTCTGACCTTCATGTGGGCGGAACTTTGTCTTGCACGACATTCAGCCCGCCTGCCAGTTGCATTACCAACGCGGCAATTATCGGCGCGGCGGGCATTGTGGCAACCAAACTCGAACATCAGTTTCAACCCGTTTACCGGCAGGCAAGCGGAGCCATTAATGCCGATGCGACGGCGGCAATCCACGTTGGTTATGGGGCCACGGGTGACATCATTGGTTTTCGTGCTGGCAACATCACGGCGGCAACTGGCTCTGACACGACGACGGTGGACCTGAAGAAGAATGGCACGACCGTATTGAGTGCGGTCATCACGCTCAACACGGCAGCATCGACGACATTGCAGACGGGTACACTTTCCACAACGACCTATGTTGCGGGAGACGTGTTTACGGTGGTGATTGACGCGACGGGCGTTGCCCCTGGACAGGGCGTGTGGGCACAACCGATCTTCCGAGAGGACGCGGCGTAATGTTCAGCGAGCGCGACGAAATGAGAATTGCTCGCTCCGTGGTATTCACGGAGTCCATTTCTCCATCCACACTGAAGCACCGCAGTGGTGGCGGCGCTCCCAATGTACCGGAAGTTCGGACGGCCAACATCACCTCGACGACTGTAGATGCGAACGGGCGCTATCCAGCACTGTTGCAGACGTACAACATGGATGATGAGGATTGGGACGACAACGATGAATGTCGAGTAGAGTCATTAGCAGGCGATTTGGGTCTTGGCCGAATTTCGGTGATTCGGATTGGCGACGATGGGACGTACCCGGTTTTTTCTGCTGGCTCAGGGATGGGGTCGGCGTCGGACACGGGATCTGCCAAGCGCTACGTTCGCGCCGCAGCCACGGGCAACATCACTCTGAGCGGCGAGCAAACCATCGACGGCGTAAGCATCGTTGCCGACGAGGACGTTCTGGCTCCGGCACAAACTGCGCCGGCGGAAAACGGCATCTACACAGCGGCCTCTGGGTCATGGACGCGGCGCTCTGACGCGGATTCGTGGGATGAATTGGTCGGCGCGTTGGTGGTGGTAACAGAGGGCACGACGCTTGCCGACACGCTCTGGATGTGTACCAGCGACGCGGGCGGCACGCTGGACAGCACGTCGGTGACGTGGCAGCGAATAGACCCGGCAGTTGGTGCGCTAACCGTAGAGGCTGGGCCAACTGAAGCGTCAGGATCAGCCAGTAATGTGACGACGCTCAAGGTTAACAACGCAGATATTACTCAACCAAGCGCCAATGTCGCTTTGGTACAGATTCACGACGCGAGCGCCAGCCAATCAGGTTTGGTCAACCTCACGGCTCAGACATATCTTGGAGCCAAGACTTTTGCCTCTGGCGTCACTATAAACAACCATCTTTCTCAGGACTATCAGGTAATTCTCACGTCCCTGACTGAGGAACTCGCATGGTTCAAAGCCGTCGCGGAAAATGCCAGCCAAAACAAACTTGATATCCAGGTGTCAATTGAAGATTCGACGCCTATGAGTTTGGTCGCTTCTCTGCGGTACCGCTCCAACGGGGGGACGCCTACAGGGGTATTAGACATAACCACGACGGGCGGCGGCGGGGCGTCCGCGTTCTCCGTCAATTCGAGTATTGGAGGGTCTGGGACGGTCAGCGGAATAACGTTCAGCGGTGGGCTATACATCAGTGGCGATACCTCCATTACCGTCAGTCAGATTTCCGACATTGGGTCAACGTATCAGCCCCTCGACGCGGACCTGACCGCAATCGCGGCCCTGGCCGGCACGGACAATATCTACTATCGCAGCGGCGCGAATACCTGGACGTCGGTAACGATCGGCACAGGCTTGGCCTTCAGCGGCGGCACGCTCAGCGCTTCAGGCTCCGGCGATGTTACGTCATCCGCCAACATCACAGATAACGCCGTTGTTCGCGGCGATGGCGGGGCAAAGGGCGTGCAGGATAGCGGCGTCCTCATCAACGACAGTGATGAGGTTTCCGGCGTAACCGAACTGACAATCAGCCTAACAAATACAGATACAACGACGGTAGCCAGCGTGTTCCAGTTGGAGCACCTGTCCAGCAATACTCCTGACGTTGGATTCGGCACCAGTTTCATAATGACGGCCAAATCCGCAACCGTTAATTCGCGGGAACTACTATTAGTTAGTAGCTATTGGGCTACGGCTACAGACGCCAGCCGAAAAGCCCGCACAGTTTTCAGTGTCTACGACACCGCAGCCCGTGAAGCATTGCGGCTCGAAGCCAGTGGTTCAGCGGCAATGGTAGGCTTTCTTGGTACGGCAGCCGCCGTGCAACAGACGGGCGACGCTGGCACGGCGCTCGTTACTTTCGGCCTGATGAGCGGCACTCCGACTTTCGCCTTCCCCAATCTTACCGGCTTCGGAACCATCGTCCTCCATGACCAGCAGACCAGCGGCACCAACGGGGGTACATTCACTTCTGGAGCCGATCGGACGCGCACGCTCAATACTGAGGTTTCGGACTCTGGTGGTAACTGCTCTCTGGCCAGCAATCAGTTTACCTTGACTGCCGGCACTTACGAGATTCTTGCCTTTGCTCCGGCGGGCGGTGTCGATCAGCACCGGGCATTTCTGTACAACGCCACCGGCGCGACTACGCTACTGTCTGGCTCGGCAGCATGGACTTATAGCGGCGGCGGAAACGTCGTGATAGAAAACTCGATCATCACAGGAAAATTTACTGTTGCGGCGTCGCAAGCCCTGGAAATCAGGCATCGCTGCACAACGACACGAGCCACCGATGGCTTCGGTGTGGCCAGCAGTCTTGGCACCGAGATTTACACGATTGTATTCCTCATGAGGGTCGCCTAATGGCCTACGACCTGCCAATCGCGCTCGAAGCCCTCACGAAGTCGGGCCGCATTCTCCCGACCGATGATTGGGGACCGTGTGCGCAGACCGGCACGCCCTACGCCGACTTCGCCGCGAAGTGGCGGGGCGTCTCGGCGGTGCCGACCGAGGCCGAGTTACAGGCCGCTTACGACGCAGCGATACCCACCAACGCCGCCGCGAAAGTGACCGTGGAGAGAGCGACCGCCAAGACGCGGCTACAGACTGCGGCGGAGGCCGGGGCGCGGGCTGATCGGGCAATCGTCGTGCTGACTGTGGATGAGATCAATCGTATCTGCGATCGGCTTCAGGCACAGGATGCAGCGATTGCTTCAGCAACATCGCTGGCCAATCTCAAGGCGCTGTGGGCGGCGCTGCCGGCGATTCCTGACCGCACGCTTCAGCAGGCACGCACGGCATTGCACGCGGCGATTGATGGGGAGTAGGGGAGATTTGCCGGCGAGGGGGTCGCTCTGTTACGATGGAATGTCGAGAAAACGAGGCGATTCCTGATTTTCAGTGTCCACCAACTGCCGTGAAATGCGAGTAATCCGATAGGTTTCGCTCACTACCGGAAGGATGGATACGAGATGACGAAAGCAGAAAATATTCCTGAAGTGTCCGGGGCCGCCAGCACGCTCATCGGCTCCGTGCTGGCGGGTGTTGCCGCGATTCAGGCCATCGCCGAGAACGCCAGCCAGGAAACCAAGTGGACGGCAATGAGCGCCATTGCCGTCACCGTGGCGGGGTTGATTATCAACATCGTTACGCTGGTCATTCGGTCGCGGCGAGAAGCGCAGAAGGAAGATCGAGAGGCTGAATTCAAAGCCCAGCAGATGATTATTCAGCAGCAGCGGGACATCATCGCCACACTCTCGACGCAGGTAAGACCGCCCGCGAACGGCAACGGCAACGGTGGGGCAAAGCCCTAATGTCCACGGAAGCGCAGATTGTGATTGTGGCCGTCGTGGCGGGCTTGCCTTCCACGATTGCCTCAGTGACGGCGATGGTCATGGCGGTCCTCAAGGACCGGGCCGCAGCACGGGCAGAGGTCATCGCGGAGCGGGCGGAACGGGCAGCGGAACAGGCGCGTGCGGATGCCATCGCCGCGAAGATTACAGCAGAGCGACTGGCCGCGAAAGTGGAGGGCAGACAGCCGTAATGCTGTGGCTGTGGATCTTCGCTCAACTCTGGTATCTGTGGGCATTCGCCCTGATTTTGCGGGTGGCGTGGGCCAATCGAAGGGACAGCGAATCATGACAGCGGATCAACTCAGAAGTGCAACGGTCAAGGGCATCGACGACGCTCTCGGCTCTTTCCTGGCCCGCCGCCATATCGGCGCGGAGGGCTGCCGGATGCTGCGGGCGCAGCGGAATTACTGGGCTTATGCGACGGAGGAGCAAGTGCAAAAACTGCTCACGCTGCTGCAACAGGAGCCGATGCGAGAGGAACCGGAACAGGAGACACCATGCGACGAATGACGGGCGGAATGCTGGCCGTGTTACTGCTGGCCAGCATGTGCTGGGGGCAACAGGTGAAGTTGCCCGCCGAGGTCAAGGGCGAGGCGGGTGCGTTCATCAAGGTTCCTGCGGAAACCGACGGCAAGGAAGTGCGCTGGTATTCTCCCGACAAGGGCTTGCAGGTGTTTCCAGTCGAGTTGCTCCGCGACAGCAAGACGGCGGTGGTGACGGGGGCGAAGGGCCGCTATCGGCTGATTGCCTGGACTGCGAAGGGCGACGTTCCCAGCGATCCGGCTATCTGCACAGTCATCATCGGCGACGTTCCGCCTGGGCCTGGCCCGGTTCCGCCGGACCCTACCGACCCGCTGACAAAGACGCTGCAAGCCGCGTTCGACAAGGAATCAGCAGCGGACAAGGCCGCACTCAAGGCGAGTCTGACGGCGCTCTACAGGCAGGCCAGCGAAGTGACGAACAAGCCGGAAATCGTGACGTGGGGACAACTCTTCACGGTCATCAAGACGGCATCGGGCACCCTTGGTACGCTGGGCAAACTGCCGACGTTACAGGCTGCGGTGGGCGAGGAACTGAAGAAGGTTTTTCCCACGGATGCAGCCAAGACGATGACAACGGATGATCGAGTGCTGGCAGCGCAGACGTTCAAGCGATTGGCGACGGCGATGGAGGGTGTAAGATGAGCAAGCGAAAGTCTACTGCTCCATCCGACTTCAACCCCGTCAGTGTCGGCGGCGTCCCGCGACACGCTCGTACCATGCGAGCAATGAGCTTCTTCGACCGCCCGCCTGACGCAGACGATCCTAACGTAATTTGGGACTTCGGCTGGATCGCTCCTGACCTGCGTTCCACCGAGGAAAGCCGAGCGGATCAGCAAGCAAAGGCGTCGTTGGCTCCGTTCGTCCTGCAAGGGAAAAACCGCTACGGGGAAGAGCGGAAGGCGTTCCTGTGGGAGTGCTGGAAACACCCCGACGCCGTGGCTCAGATGAAGTTCGGGAAGGTGTACCCTGGCGTCCATCAAATCACTGGCAGTTGCGTAGGTGCGGGCGGATGCAACTACCTCTATTCGCTGGCCTGCGTGGAAATGATCCGCCTTGGCGAGCCGGAACTTGCCGTCGTTCCTTTCTGGCTACTGCCCTACGGTCGCTCCCGCTACTACCTGGGGGACCGTGGCCCTGGCGAAGGCTCGCTCGGCAGTACGTTTGCCAAGGCTGTTCTTGAGGATGGGTACATCGAGGCCGACCGCGACGGCCTGCCGACCTATACCAGCGACGACGGCCTGATCTGGGGGCGAAACGTCGAACTGTCGTGGAGCGACGGCGACGAAAAGAAAACGCTCGACCTGCTGCCACATTCTCGCAAGCATCTGGTGAAGACTTGCGCTCAGATCCGCAATGCTGACGATGCTCGTGAAGCGATTGTTGGCGGGTTCCCCTTCGGCTTTTGCGGTGACTGGGGCGGTCTGATGGAATGCCCTGTCACCGAGGGGGTGTTGCTCAATCGCCGAGCGGGGAGTTGGAATCATCAGCAATCATGTCATGGGTGGTGGGACCATCCGAAGCTAGGCGAGATTTTCTACATCCTCAATCAATGGGGACTTCGCACGCATGGAATCTGTCCGACGGGAGCGCCTCCGGGCGGATACTGGATCAAAAAGAACGAAATGGAATATCAGTGTCGCAATGGGGAGTGTTTCGTGCCGTCGCAGTTCAACGGGTTCCCTGCGCCTGACCGTCCCCTGTCCTGGATTTTCTGAGGTCGCCAAGAGGAGATAAAGCACATGGTATCGTACCCTGAAGGGCTGCCGTTCGACGCGGCAATGATCGTCACCAACGCTGTCCGCAATGGCTTGGCCGAAAAGGGCACGCACGGCGATTTAGCCTGTGTCGTGCATGCAGGCTGGAATCTGGTCGGCTTCGGCTTGGGCGTTGGCCTGCCCCACGTCCACACGTTCGCCGACGCGCGGACCAGCATTGCGGACCTGCCCGAATTGCTGTCGCCGCTGGCGGTCAAGGGCGACTTGCCTGCCGATGCGAAGGCGTTGCCGTGGGCGAAAATCCTGCCGTTGCTGTTCGCCTTGCTCCAGGTTCTTCTAGCCGAGAAGGAGGCATGAGCCGATGCGATACTACTATCCGATCCTTGCCCTGCTGGCGGCTCTGGCGTGGCCGGCAACGGGCTATTCCCTCGATCATGACGCGGAAGCCCGTGCGGCTTTCGCAATGGCTCTGGCGTGCGAATCTGTGGCACGCAAACCAACGCCCGAACCAGACGTGACCCCGACCGTCAAGACCTGCCATTGCTCGACGAATTGCGTGTGCGGTTGCAATGAGGGCTTGCCGTGCGATTGTGCTGGCCAGCAAAGCCCGGTGAAACAGGCTGTACCGACGTCCTACGCGACGCTGGCGGAATGTCCGGCAGGCGGAACCTATCGGCAGTCGGGCGGGCGTTACTACCCCGTCTCGCCTACGATGACCTACGTTCAGCCGCAGCAATACGCACTGCCAACGCAGCGATACAGTTTCGCCAGCGGTGGCGGTTCGTGCGGGCCAGGCGGCTGACGATAGCGAACACGCTGCCCGGTCTGGGCAGTATGGACGCAGCGGATGGTAGTTCGTGGCGGGTGTGTACAGGAGAGGCACGCTCGCCAAAAGACAATCGGCTGCCGGGGGCCGTCTCTCTTCCGCTTCTGAGACGGTTCCCGCTTTCTGAGAAGGGGATCATGGCACTTATGACCGAAAATGAACTGCAAGTCGCGAAGTCGTCATTGGCGAAGGAAATCCGTCAACGCATAGCGAAGATTCTCGACGAGTTGGAAAATCAAAGCGTCCTAGGTCACGACGGACCGGGTCTTCGCTGTCCTAAGTGCGGTTGCTCGATGGTCCACTATCGTCTCTATGGGTATCGCTGCATTCGTATGTGCCAGTGACATTCGCGCCGTCGGTGATTTTTCTGGGGCGAGAAAGAGGCGGCGGCGCGGGTCGGAGCGGCATCCAGAGGAGTCTCCATGCTGCTTCGTGTGCCGGGGGTGAGAGCCTCCGGCACTCTTTGAAACAGGTGAATGTATGCACGCGCACAAGTGGGCAGACATAACTGCGATGCAAGACGGAGTAAGTTGCCGCATTCGTTGGCTATGCTTATTGTGCGGCATGACGAAGACCGTGTCTGCGATAATACCTTCTGGGATGAATGATGTGATATGCGCGGCTGCTGACCCACGGCTAACATTAGATGACGTGGCCGAGGTGGCGACGGATCGCGTAATGGGTGCGAAGTGAGAGCCTCCGGCACCATTTTTGAAACGGGGGGATGCAGGCCGATGCACAGCGAACTTGTGACCGTTCTCGGCACGCTGCTATGCCTGTTCCTGCTGGCCTTGTGGTATTGCAGCCCCAAGCCACGCAAGCACGTTGGCCCGCTCAGTGATGCCGACGCGGACGACACGCCGGAGGACGACGGGCAAGACCCGGAGAAGATCGACCGGGAGGTCCAGCAGTGACGCGAGATGAGTTAATAGAGGTGTTTCACGGCATGACCATCGAGGAGATTGGCCGCGTCAGGGATCTTGCTTCCGAATATCTGAGCATGTGGTTTGGCTTCAGTACGACTGCGATGGCAAAAAGAACGCCAGAGTGGATTGATGCAGCCGCAAAAAGATTGGACGGGAAATTCTCGACTTGCTGCGAATGTGGCGAGGATTACCCAGCGAAAGAACATCGCATTGACGGTGAAGTTTTCTGCGCGAAATGTCGGCCAATGTGGGAGACGAAGAAGTGAGCCATCATGAAAGACCGTTGCGGGATTGGGACGCGATTGAGAAGTCTCGCGTCGAAGCGATCATGCTCGACACCGAACAGGATTGCCCGCATGGAATCTACACTCCCGCCGAAGTGTACGACCTCACGCGAGAGGTCTTGTTTTTGCGCGAGTCCCTGGAACACATTGCGGTGTCGAAAAACGCACAGGCAACCGCAAAGCGAGCTTTGAAAATCCTGCGTGAGAAAACGCCAGAGGTGCCAGAATGATTCCATCGCCGATTGGCGGCTCGTGCCCTGTCTGCGGCGAGCAATATGCGCACAGGGAAGATTGCGAATTAAAACCGAAGAGTGTTGCCGAATACATGGCTGGAAAGCGTTGCAAGGGATTCAAGCCGACGCCTTTTTACAGCGTGGACGGCGACATGATCGAGGTCTACTTCAAGGACGATCTAGCCTACGCGCAGCCGCTCGCAGACGGCGTTGTTGCACTTCGTTCGCAGGCCACGGGCGAAATTGTCGGCATGAAAATTCACGGCGTCAAGCAGCTGATTGCAGAGGTGTCGGAATGAGCAACCTCCCGCAACCCCTTGATTTTGTCGTGTGGTGCGTGGTCCGCGAAGTGCGGCGGATATGGGGGTAATGCCCGTGGAAGTCACATCTGAGAGTCTGTTGGCAGAAGCGGATAAACTGTATCGACAGGCGTCCGGTCAATATCGTGATGGAATCATTTGCGTCGGCAGACTGCTACACGAGTTTGTGATTGCCTATCTGATCGAGGGGGACAGCCTTCCAAATCATCGACGCCACAAAGCTAAAATTACACGAAAGACAGGCGTTCGACTTGCCGCCGAAAGACTTGGTGTAAAGCCTGACAGAGTTCATCATCTCATTCTTATAGCCATGTCCGCTGATCTTCTTTCAGATGGGGGAAACGTAGGTAATTTGGCGGCAGAGACAATCTACCGATTCCGTGTGTTTATTTGCCGCGTAGGCTTTGGTGACGCCAAGGGACTCAGCAGCACAGTCAGAGAGATTAGTCGATGTGAAACGTGGGAAGTCAAACCAGAATTCCATGACGTAGCAAAGAAGATGTTTCGCCGTGCCGTTGTAGAAGGATGGGGGCAAATAAAGGCAACCGATGAAATAAAGAAAGTATTCGGGTCGCGGCCAAACCCCCGCCGCCGTAGCAACAACTATCGGGCTGTGAAAGTTGCGGATACAGACAGAGCCGACGACATCGACGAAGAGGATCACAACTTCCCGACGATGGAAGGCGTTCTCGGCTCGCTTGCCAAGGCATCGCCCGGCGACGTGTCAAACGAATGCCTCAAGATCGTGCTGGCCAGCGAAGAACCCTGGCAAGTCGCACAACGGCTCATTGCTGAGTTGCAGCGCATTCCACGCGAGAAGCCTTGCTCATTGCTATTTCAGACGGCCACTGACGAGGGGTAATGCCCGTGGAAGCCATCACCATTCTCTTCCTCTGGCTACCGCTCGGTTCGCTCGACCAACCTGTTTCTCTCGACGACCTGCGTGTATTCCCTTCCCGCGCCGATGCGATCATGGTGACGGCGCGAACGTGGTCGATCTACTGCGACTATGACCGCGTACCGCCGCTGTTCTCACGCGAAGAATACGACTGGTGGTACGGCATGAAAAACGACGCCTATTGCAGGTGGTATGTGTGGGACGATTTACGCCTGGCTTACGACGAATCAAGCCCCTTGCAGACGCGGCTATGCGTGCTGCGGCGACTGAGATCGTGGATCGGACACAATGCCTACGGCAATGGTGGCATGCCTTCGTGTGTGCCGCCGTAGCAAGCCCCGCCACGAGCGGGGGTCATGGTGCGCCGGGTGGGGAGCAATCTTCACCCGGCGTTTTTTTGTCGCACTTCCCCTCCATCATCGCTATCGCGGTGGACCTGCGCGACCAGGGATACGAGTGAAAATCGGTTAATTTTCCTATGTCGGACACTGCCGACATAGGATATACTCTCAATGCCCGCTACACTCTGGGAGGATGCAATGGCCATAGGCGACCGCGACCGGATTGAGACACTACCCGACAAGCTCCGCGAACTTCGAGCCGCCCGTGGGCTATCACAGGCGGCACTGGCCGAACTCGCGGGGCTGGGTGTGGGCGACGTGAGTAAGTATGAAGCGGGCCACAGGACGCCGGGGTTGCGTGTGGCGGCCCTGCTGGCGGGCGCTCTCGGCTGCACGGTCGATGAGATGCTCGCGCCGGTCCAGTCTGCGACCGAGAAAAAGAAACGTGGACGCCCGAAAAAGGTCAATTTGTAGGATAATTCGGAAATTCCCTAATTCCCGAAAATGGCGTCCTTATGCCGTTTTGGAGAGGTCAGAAAACTTTCTTGCACAAAATATCCTAAGTAGGCTTGACACTATCCGATATAGGATATATATTATGTGTAGACAGGTGAATGACACCTGCGACCGAAACCCTGACAGGAGTGACTGAGATGAGTACCCAACTGCAAGACCTGGCCAGTATTCGCGGCGAAACCCCGGTCCTCGTGGGCACGCAAAACGTGTCCCACGATGCGGCAGAACTGTATCGGTTCGGCGACGGCACCGAAGTGATCGTGACCAACGCAGGATTGGTGGCAGAGGATGAGGACGGCTTCGCCGAGTTGCGGGCCGAGATTCTGGCGTAATGACACCTGCGACCGAAACCCCTGACAGGAGACACTGAGATGACGACCACGACCCGCACCGCGACTGAAATCGGCACCCGCATTGGCCTGGCCATCGCCCGCGACGTGATCGCTAATAGCGATCTGCCCCGCGAGTGGACGGGCATCGAGGACCAGGACGGCGACCAGTTGACCGCCGCCGGCATCGAGCCGGGCACGCAGGAATGGGCTGAGGCCGAAAAGGCAGCCGAAGAGGCGTACACGGCCCGCCTGGCGAAGTAAACACACCCACCGACGCCCCTCGCCCGCCCACCGTCGGCGGGGCATCTGAGGCACCTGAAGAAGGAGACGCTGATGCGGACGACTTTCCGCGACATGGACATTTCCGACCTGGGGCAAGACGCGACGGATGCCGACTTGCAAATGTTCCGCAACGCTTGCGTGTGTCGGCGGGCGACTACAGGCGAGAGTGACGAACAGGTGACGGAATGGATGTGGAACGACGGCGATTGGATGGGGCAGGTGCAGGAGTATATCGAGGCTGTCGCGTAGACAGCACAGGTGACAGCAACGACGTAACTCGTTGCTGCGTAATGCCCGTGCAAGTGTCTCATAAACCCTTGGAAGTGGGTCCGATTCCCACCCGTCCCAATGGCAACAAGAGGCCAGCAACACCACGCAACCGCTCTGGAAACAGGGCGGTTGCTGCATTTCATGACCCTGTTCCACGCTCGCCAACACCCATGAACAGGCTCCAAAAACCACCAACGCTGTCCTTTGCGAAGACAGCAAACGCGACAGCAAATCAGGACAGTTTCGGCATGCGCTGGACTGTCTCGCCGAGTTGCTCGATCTGCGATTTGCCGTACCTGGCCAGTGTCAATTTTGGGTCGCTGTGCCGCGCCAGTTGCATCGCGTCACGCAGGCTCACCCCAGCGGCCTCGAGGAGTGAAACGTAGGTGTGGCGATTTGCGTGAAAATCGGCGTAGAGGGGGCCGTCAGGGCCGTCGATGGCGTAGGGGATGCCGACACGAGCGAGGTCGATCCGCAACATCTCGGCGGCGCGGTGAAACCAGTTGCCCGGCCAGAGCGGCGCGGCAGTGTCCCGATCGGCGATGTACGCACGCAATAGATCGACCGTCTCGGCTGGGATCGGCTGGCGTGTCGGACGCCTATTTTTGCCACGTCGCGCGGCAAGAAGAATGTGCGGTGTGGCATCGTCGAGGCAGAGTAGACCGGGCGTCAGGCTGGCAAGCTCGTTGGCGCGAAATCCCGTGGTGCAGGCCACAGAATAGAGTAGGTGGCGTTGCTCGGCGGTGAGATCCTTGACTCGCTCTCCACTGGCCAGCGTGGCCACCAGGAGACGCCCCAATTGCTCGACCGTGAGAGTGCGACGGGCACGCCGCTGGTCCGGTTCAACATCGAGGACAGGCAGGGTGTCGAGCAACGTCGGCGATACCAGCCGACGCGGGGGCGCAGCAAGCCAGCGGGCGAATGCCCGCAGGGACGTACGCCAGTGGTTTCGCGTCTGTGGCCCCCAGCCATCGCTTGCAGCCGTGCGAGCAAGCCACGACGACACAATGTCCGGCTGGATCTGTCGCGGCCATTGGAGGGCCAATTCGGAGGTCATGCGGCGATTGCGCGAGCCGACCCGACGGGCTTGCTCCTCGCTGGTGCCCCCGTCGAGCAGCGATTGCTCCCACTGGTCGATGAGTGTGGACAGCACTGCCGCTTCGCCGACCGGCATGCCCGCCTGTTCCCGCTCCCCATCGACGATCATGCGGGCCAGAAGCGTCTCGGCGACCTTGTAATTTGTGGCCAGCGGCACGCCTCGGCTGCGTCCTGGAATGCCGTATCCGTACCACTTGCGAGACTCGACCGTGTGCTTCTTCGCGCCGGGCGTTCCGGCGGGAACGTGCTTGCCGTTCGCATCGGTCCAGCGCGTGAATTTATGCTTGCGAATGCTTGCCATTTATGGCCACTCCTTGCCCTTGGTTTTTGCGCCAGAGTAAGGCCAACGGTATCATTGAGCAAGAGGAAAAGAGAAACTCCATGATTGACTATGTGTACTGTTGTGCAGTAGTCTATAAGGGAGAAACGGAGTTGGCGAGAGAGGCTAACATCATGGTCCGTTCCACGCGGCAACTGCGGCACGAACTTGCGGCGCACGCTCACCAGATTGCCGGCCAGATTCGCGGGGTGCCGCGCAAGCCGGTGCGTGCGTGCGTGCGATCGAGGACGATGCAGGTGTGTGTCGAGGTAAACCCCGTCAACGCGGCAGAAACGCAGGCTTTCGTGAAGTATCCAGGGCTGTTCCTGTCAGCGTTCGAGCAACTGGTGTGGGGTGTGGTTGACGAGAAAACACCCCTTGTGGCCAAGGAAATCGCCGTAAAAATCGGTCGCGCCTACGATGCCAAACTCAAGTATTTGCTGTTGAATCTGGAGGATCGCGGAGTCTTGACCCACGAGGACGGGCGCGGCTATTTGCGGGCCAGACAGGTCAACCCAGGTGAACGCGGCTAGTCCACTTCTCGGCTCTTGAGTCCACTCAATCACGTCGGCAAAATGCCCCTCAGACGCGATGAATCACGCTCTGAGGACACCAACCATGACACGCTCGATCAACACGCCGGAAAAGGCACTTCTCAACCTCGCAGACGTACTGCGCTTGACGGGACTGTCCGATCCGACCTGGCGGCTGCTGGTGGCAACGGACAAGCGGCGAACCATGCCGCAACCCGTGGCCCTGCCGGGCCGTCGTAAGCGGTATCTGCGCTCGGATGTGCTGGCTTGGCTGGAGAGCTTGAGACGGGAGTAACTACTCCTCACCCTTATTTTCCTTGGACAGTTGGTCGAGAGCTTTCTTGTGTTCTCGCACCAGGATCGGTGCGAGAACACGGGCCACGAAGTCGTTCATTTTTTCCCCCGTCACTGCGGAAATGAGTTTCAGTTGCTTCCACATTTCCGCGTTGATTTTGACCGTGGTATCTCGTTTGGCGGCCATCGCAACACCTGACGTACTCATGAGATTACTCCATAGACACTCGGAACATTGTAACTATTCTCCCGTCGCCTATCAACTATTCTAGGTTGGTTACTGGTTACTTGACAGGAAAATTATTTTAAAGAAAATAGTCTTGACGAGCTGGTAACTATCTGTAAAGATACCCTCAGTGACAGAAACGAGACACCGAACTGGAGACGACGATGGCTTACATCATGGCAGACTTGGCAACTGGCTGGGTGGCAGGGTTCGACGCGAACGACGAGCCGATTTTCGAGAGCAAGCCTGCCTTGAAACATCACACGGTTACACAGAACGAGTGGCTGTTTAGCATCGTGGTTGCTGCTGTTAAGTGCGGCATTGACAAAATCGACTTCGTTCGTGGTGGGATGATTGTCAAAACGAAAAACCTGGAGCAGTTGTTCGACGAATTGAAAATGGTGACGTAACCAGCCCTGCCCCTCGCCCCTCACAATCGCCCCCAACCCGGCGGCAAGCCCGCCACGATGGAGGATGCGACCGATGAAAACGATAGTCCGCGATCACCACGACCGCGAGCATGTTGTTGAGATACCGGAAGGCTATGTGCAGGTGCCTGCCGCGTTCGCCGAAGGCTGGCAACCCCACGTCGGCGACAGGTTTCTCGACATCAACGAACTCGATAGCAACGTCATCGTCTGGCGGAAAATCGTGGACGAGAAAGATTTGAACGGCGGCTTTCGCGCTAATGGCGTGTGCATCTTCGGCTGCCTGATTCGCAAGGCGGCTGAGACGACGGATACACGCATTCCCCCGACCGGCGGCAGTAGCACGGCACCACCGGCGAAGCGACGGTTGTATCAACTCCCCGATGGTAACTGGATTGATCCGAGGCTGATCGTTGGCGTGATGGCGTATCGAAACGAACACTCCTACGCTGGCCTGGAAATCAAGCCGAACTGTGTGGTTATCCACCTACTCGACGATGACACCCACTACATCGCTTTCTCTACGTTTGAGGCTGCGTGCGACGCTCGTGATGCGATTGCGGCAGTGTGTAAGTAGTCCGGCAACGTGCCGCTCACGACGGCACGCCCGCTTCTGGGCGATTTGCGGACACAACCAGGGAGACGAAACATGGTACACGAGTATCGAATCAAGGGGCCGCCACGGGAAGAGGGACACGGGCGAGAACCGTGGCAGCGGTCTCGGGCCATTCAGACGCCGAGCGGGTTATTCCAAATTTTGATTTCGGACTCCGACAATAACTATACGGCAGAGGTCCGTTTTGACGTGGATCGCCCCGGACACGAGAACCAGCAGAAGGCCAACGCGAACCGCATCGTGGCTTGCGTCAACGTCTGTGCCGGCATTCCCACCGCAGACCTGTTGGCACAGCCCACAGTGTCGCAGACCGTGCTGCGTATCGCGGAGTTGGTCGCGGCGGCGGAAGAGGCTGAGGCCGTTCTCGACGAAATCAACGACGACATCACTCTACTGCCGGACAGTCTCGCTATCACGCGGGTTTCCTATCGCCTGCGCGCGGCAATCGCCGCGATGAAGGAGATGCAGTGAGCATTGCATCCCAACTACGCGAACTCGACGACGCCCCACGCGGGCCAATCGAGTTCCGCGAATACGACCTCGCCGACGCATATTCCGAGTGGCAACACGACGTGAAGCATTTCGGCGAGCAACGCACGTTCGCTGAGTGGCTGCCGGAATTCATCGAGGCCACGCACTCCGAATGGCTCATGAGCCAGATACGGCTGGCGGACGAGGAAGCCGCGAAAACGCGGGCGATGGAAGCGGAACAGGCGCGGCAGGAGATGCCGTGTTACGACGACAGCGAGACACCTTTTTGAGGCTGAAACATGGTTGTCATCTGCTGCTACTGCAAATGCCTCATTCGCATTGTGGCGGGCGAAGGAACGTCGCACGGAATTTGTGCATCGTGCTACGCAAAGGCGATAGCCGAACTGGAGGGAAAGAAATCATGACCCCACTCGCAAAAGCCGCATGGGACTCGATCCAGCGGCAACTCAGCACCGACGCGCTCAACGTCCTCTGGCGTGGCCTGTGCAGCGCCGACAGCGGCATCATGCAGGGCGAGTCCGCGTATCCGTCGCTGCATGGGCACGCTGGCCCGTGGCGTTTCCAGCGTGGCGACCCGCTCGCCTACGCCCTGTATCACACGGGCACAGTCGAGCGGCTGGACCTCGCCGAGGCCAACATGCGGACTGTGTTGTTCGCTGATGCCGAGATGGGCCGGGGCGCGGCGTTCTTTTGGTGGTGGGACTGCACGGGGCGAGACGTGGCGTTCGCGGAGTTGGCCGTGGTGGTGCAGGACGAATTACAGCGGCGGCTGGCGGTTGGCCTGCAACCGTCGGCGCAGTGACAAAGGAGGACGAGAGCCATGCGAACCGTACACACGCATCTGCGCTGGATGATCCGTGCGGACCTGCACACGCTCGTCCCCATCGACGCGGCGAGTCATCCCGACCCGTGGGATTACGACAAAATTACGTCAGAATTGCGTCACAATAACGTCATCGGCATGACTGCCGAAATGGACGGCGACCCGGTTGGCTACGCGCTGTACCGGCTCGATCGCTGTCATATCGAGATCCTGCGGATTGCCGTTGCCCCGGCCTTGCGGCGCTGCGGGATTGGCTCGCAGATGACGGCGAAACTCATGAGCAAGGTCAACGCGCATCGTCGCTGCTGGTTGTCGATGCGGGTGAGAGAGACGAACATCGCCGGCCAGCGGTTCCTTCTCTCGCGTGGGTTCGTGGTGCTGGGCATCCTGCGCGAGTTCTACGGCTCTGAGGACGGCATCGTGTGGCAGTGCGAAAAGTGAAACTTTGTGCGGGCGAGTCCTGGCATGAAACCGAGGCATGACGTGCCCGCACATTTTGACCAGCGTGGCGAGACATCAAGTGAAACCGAGTCATTGCCTTGCCACGCATTTTTGAGCCTTGTGCGGGCGAAAGGAACCGTGAAACCGATGCCGCCCTTGCCCGCACATTTTGGCCAGCGTGGCGAGAGACCCTGTGAAACCGAGTAGATTTCTGCCACGCATTTTGACCCTGTGTACTGGCGGGTGTGGACCTGAAACCGAGTGCGATATTGCCAGTTTTTCCCAAAGGAGACGAATCAAGTGGACTATCCAGCCGAAGTGTTGACCATCGTGAAAATGGCCGTGCAGAAGCACAGCGACCCCGCCGAGGCCGTCGCACAGGCAGAGCGACAGATACGCGCCCTGCCCACGTTCGCCAGCCTGTTCGACACGCTCGTTCGGTCGGCAGTGACGGAACTGGTCTACGATCATCGGCACCTCGCCAACGTCGCCATGAGGCGGCAGGCTGGGCAGTACGGCAAGCCGGGCAAAGTCGTCGTGGGGGCGTCGGAGTCTGTGAACAAGGTGTACGAGTCCTACTACCGCTATCGCATCGGGGCAACCATGCTGGGCAACCTGACGGGCGCGGAGTTGCTCGTTGTGGCGCAGACGGAACGGGCGTTGGCTGGCGGACACCTGTTCAACGCCCGGCTGTGCGAAGAACTCGGCGTGCTGGTGCCCGAAGAGAAGGCCGTGCAGGACGTGGTGAGCGAGAAGAGGCTGCGGGCACTCTTCGAGAAGCTGGCCGGAAAAGAGGGCGTTGAGGCGGCGTGACGAATCTGTGCGGGGCGAAACCGGCCATGGAGCCGATGCCACTGTTGCCCCGCACTCAATCAACGCCTGACGAGAGGAGAATTGAAACCGTGCGTAGGGGTGTCAGGCGGTGAAACAACCCGGCGAAAGGCCGTTTGGAACCGTGAGTGGTGGTGCCGGGCCAAAACATCAGCGGCGAACGATGGCATGAAACCGAGAGCACGAGTGCCGCTGTGAAACGAACGCGGGCGAATGAAACAGTGAAACCGAGGCTGCTGTTGCCCGCGACCGAAACAACCTGAATCTTGTGCGGTGGCGAGCATGGATGTGAACCCGAGCGAAAACCTTGTCCCGCACATGAACCAACGCGCCGAACGAAGTCATGAAATCGTGTAGTCGATTGGCGCGTACGAAACATCCGGCTGGCGAGCTGGACGATGAAACCGAATTCGCTTCTGCCAGCCGGACCAACCTGGAGAGAAACCATGATAGCGACAGAGACAACACCGACCGCGAAAATCTGTGCCGACCTGCAAGACCAGCAGCGTCAACGCTCCGTCATTCTGAAATCAAGAAACATGCAGGCCAATCGCCTTCAGGCCATCGTGGCCGGCACGCTGGGCTATTCGTCCGGCATGGACGAAAAAGAGCGGCTGAAGAAATTCACCGAGGCGTCGGCGCTCATCAAGGAAGTCGTCGCCGGCACGAAGCGAGTGCCGATGGCTCCCGTCATTCGCACGACGCATATCGGTATCGAAGCGTTCGAGACGCTCAAGGACGACCTGGAAAAACAGATGGTCAAACTGGTCAAGAAACTGCCATCGGCGGCGTGGGTGAGTGAGCCGGAGCAACGCGGCTTCGGCCTGCTGTTCCTGGCGATTGTTGTCGGCGAGTGTGGCGACCTGTGCGGCTACGCCAACCCCGGCAAGCTGTGGCGGCGTCTGGGCTGTGCGCCGTGGACGTTCGGCGGCAAAACAGCGATGGGGGCAACGTGGCGGGCAGGGAAAGAAGGCAAGTTGCCAGCCGACGAGTGGTCGCAGTTCGGCTACTCGCCGCGTAGGAGATCCATCGCGTTCCTCATCGGCGAAGGCATCGTGAAGCAGAATGGCAGTGGCCCGTATCGGGCACGCTACGATGCGACGAAGGTGATGGCGCTCGAGAAACACGCAGATTGGAAACCGCTTCGTTGCCATCGCCACGCGATGCTGCTGGCCACGAAGATGCTGCTGAAGCAACTGTGGATCGACTGGCGCAGGCGTGCGGGCGATTTGCCCGCCGATGCCTGGCAGGGCTGAATCATGGGGCTGGCAAAAAACGCGTTGAAACCGACAGTTGGAGTGCCAGCCCCTTGAGCCATGACCGGCGATGACGCTCGTGAAACCGAGGCCAGGCGTGCCGGTCTTGAAACAACACCTGACGATTGCTCCATTGCAACCGATGGCGATACTGTCAGGTGAGAAATTGCGTGGGCGAGGGTTCTATTGAAACCGAGTGTTTGGGTGCCCCCGCAATGAACGTTGAGCGGCGATACAGCAAGTGAAACCCGAATGGCAAACTGCCGCTCTCGATAGACGCGACGTGATCCTGCCAGCCGCACCCGCAGCAGCGGTGGCGAACGGACGGAGCCAAAATGGACCTGCGCGACTGGACATTACCGGGGCCAAGCTCACTGCAACTGGACCTTGCAGACCTCGCCAAGTTTTTCTCGGTGTCGCAGGACACGATATGGCGCTGGATCGAAAAGGGTCAGTTTCCCTGCGGACTGATTCACGGCGGCAAGCCGACCTGGACAGGGGCAGAGATTGCGGCAGCGATCCTATTGCGAGGACGCTACTCCTCGAATGAAGGAAAACCGGAGCCGCAAACAGACGCAAACTGAGGGCAAACAGACGCAAACAGACGCATTTAGACGCAAATGGTTTGTGGGGATTGCAGAGGCGAAAATCACGGTTAGTATTCATCACAGTCAACATGGAGGACATCGAAAATGGAACTACTCAACAGCCTGGCGGACGTGGCGTTGTGGATCGCGGCCGCGACCGCGATTCCGCTGGCCTGCCTGGAGGCCGGGGGCTGGATACGACGACGGTGAAGCACTGGACAGCGGGGTCCATCATAGCGGTAAGCCGTGAGTGCCGGGAGCCATCCTCCCCCCGCTGAAGTGCGAGCAACTGGAGGATGGCAGCGCGTCCGAAGCGCAGAGGGACGGCGAGAGAGTACGCTGCCGTGGCCTCGACCTAAACCCGCACGCTCTCAGCGGGCCAAACCACGGAAGAGAGCAATCGTCGGGGGAGAAATCAGCGGGGCAGGGGGAAGAACGGTGGAACTTTCAGCGAGTCTTTACCGTCCCTGTCCCCGCTGTCCAAACTGGAGAGAGGGCATTTTGGCGAGCGGCTTGTAGCGTGGGTGTCCGATCATTCCGATGATCGAACGACGTTAGCACTAGGTCCACCCCGGCTCGTTGCCGGGCGCTCGCAATGGTCCGGTAGCAATAAGGAGTAGCCAAATGGCAATCACGAATCTGTCTTGCGCGAACATTGGGGCGTTAGATGACGGCGCTGCGGCGCTGGTCATCAACGCGGCAATCAATGAGGTGGTCGCCGACCTCGACGACCGAGGCGACGACGGCAAGCCGCGCCGCGTCGAGATCCTGATTGAAATGGTCAAGGCTGACGGGCTGACCGTGGCTCACGTCCAGGCCGGAGCCAAGGTGCCGAAACGGCGCACGGGCAGCACGTCGGGCAAGTTGCTGCTGGCCGGCAAACAAGCGGCGTTTTCGTTCTCGGAACATGCCCCGGAAGATCCGACGCAACACACCATCGACGAGTACACCAAGGAGTAACCCATGCTGAAGGAAGCGTTAGATCGCGTAGTAGAGCTTGCTAATTCGGCGATGACACCGAAGGTCATTGACCTACCGAAAGAGCCGTCACACGTCTACGGCATCGTGCTTGATGGCAAGATGCAGGTAGAATCAGCGTTGCCAGCCAACCGCAACCACAACGTATTGTCGCTCGAAGCCGTGATGGAGTGGAGCGAGTGGCTCGGCGAGGACGTGGTAGTCTGGTACAACCGCACGTCTGTC